GCCTTCAATCGGGTCAGAAACATCGCCATCTTCACCAACCATTTCCTCTTCAACGAAACGGTAACCAACCTTAATCCAACCATGACCGTACATAATGAAATCTTTGACCGCACGGCGGAACTCCGTTTTAATATCACGATGCCTCCACCAATAGTTCACAACCGCTTCAGCAATAATTGCATTAGGAGAATTTTCGGGTTTAACCGCATTAACAACAATCTTCGGATAATTAATAGCAATACTAGGCGCAATAACATTGACAGTAGAAAACACAATGTTAATCAACAAACGGTCCTCGTCACTATAATGCTCATAATGACGACCCTTATATAGGTCAGTTAAACGCTTCCAAGTAGCGTCATAACCATCGTTTTTACGCCAACGCTTAGAGAACTCTAATTTCTGTTTATATTGCTTAAGGTACTCTGATGTTGGTTTCCGTGCCATTATTTGTCCTTACCTTTGTGCCAGCCAATATGTTCATCTAACTTACTACCAACCTTGTCCACCTTGCTAGCAACCTGCTTTAACAACTGTCTTGCTTCTGAGTGCTGCTCAGTGTTTTCTTTACGCATCATACTTATCAAAACCACAACTGGACCCGTAATCAAAGCGACCACAATAGGAACAATTACGGCTTCCACATTACATCCAGTTAGTTACAGGTTCAGCGTTGATGCCGTGAATAGCGGCATCCTCAACTTGTTTCCGTTGCCGTTCACGAACCGTAGGACCATGAAAATCCTCTTTACCGTAAGTAAACCCCAAACGGACACTACGGACATGGCAACTAAAGCAAACAGCCCCCCGTCTAGGCATTTCGTCAGCAATAAAGTTTTTTTGACACGATTCGCATTGAATATCCATACAAACATACTAGTTCTGTTCCCAAAACTAGCGTAAAGCACCATCCCGAACATTATGAGCACCAATAGGCACCTTGTTAGACGACTGATTACTCATCAAATGCTTCTCCCACCACAACAAACTGTTTTTAGGAACCACAGAATTACCCCGATACTCAGGCAACCACACATACTTCAACATCTGATTAGCGATAGCCAAACTAATAGTACGGTCATCATAAGGACTACCAGCCATCTTGCCGTTCGCCTTGCGAACAAAAGTTTTCAACTCAGCAATAGTTTTACCACAATACACCTCTAGTGAACTGGTACGCAAAGCACCAGCCAACTCGTCAATAGCCAACGGTTTACTAGAAACAGTAGTACGCCAACCCAAAGTATCCGTAGCCTGAGGCGTAACCTTAGATAAACGGCGTTGCTTATAAAGATTACGGTAACCCAAATTCTGTGCAGCCTTAAGGGTAGTCAAACCATGATTATTGGACTCAATACCCAACAACGCCGTGTTATACCACCAACCCATCTGAGCCAACATTTCACCAAAAATATCTGGCTCAACATGTCCATGCCAATGCGCAACAACATAACCATAAGTGGCGTTAATAATATGGGCAGAACTATAATCACCATGTTGCAAACCTTCCGCAACATCCGAACCAATCACATAAACAGCCTCAGGGTCAGGAAACTCCCAAACAGAAAAGTTGCCATTCTCAGTAGGACGAAACTCAACAACATTATTAGAATACGCATGCAAAAACCCAACCTCAGCCTCAACGGTTTCAAAAGTATTTAACAAATCTATATCAAAAACAGGGTTACCTGACTTAATAAACGCTTCCTCAGGGAAGCGTGGATACTCTTGATGCAACTGCCAAGAAACCATATTCTTTTCCTTAACCGCATACCAATCATCGTCACGGTCACCAGCAGACCAAGGAAAAAAGATGCCAACAAACTGATTAGCCCCAGTTTGCGAACCAACCCACAAACTGTGAAAAAAGTTGCCTGAACCGTTAGCGGTGGACAAACAAATGACACGACCACCAACATCCGCAATAGGTTCAATAGAAGCCCACGCCTCCTCAGGGTTAGGTAAGAAAGCCATCTCGTCCACAATAACTAAATACACCGACTCACCACGAGCAGGGTCATTACCTGACGGCAAAGACTCAACAGCAGACTCATTATCAAACACCATCTTCAACTGATGCTCAGTAACCTGCTTAGGACCTTTTTCTTTCATCCAATACGGCAAAAATTTGTAACCATACTTACTTTTAGACAACAATTTCATCGCTTCACGCTCTGTGCGTGACAACATAACTACAAAACGGTCAGACCAAAAAAATGTTAGCCAAAACGCATAAGCAGCAGCCAAAGTAGAAAACCCAATCTGACGAGCCTTAAGAACTACTGAATACCTAGAGTCAAGCCAAGTACGAACAGAATCTATTTGCGCTTCACGCAACTTGAAAAGAATACGGGCACGCTCAGGATGTTTAATAAACCAATAGTTTTCACAAAAATAAACAAAAGCCGCCAACTGCTCATCAATGCTGGCATTCTCAGGACCACGACACAAACGCCACTCTTTTTCATTTAACAGTTCAGATAATTCCACTACTTACCCCAAGGCTGCCAACCATTATTGTTTCGTTCTTCAGAATACTCAAAAATAGCCAAAGCAGCACGCAAATTGATTACAGGATTAGATAACTGTGCACACGAATCCAAAACACCCTGAGACTGCAACCAGCCACTAGGAAAGTATCTACTAGGTAAACACCAAAACTGGTTAATTTGCATCAAACCCCTAGAACCACCATTCGGGTCAGATGAATTAAATACACTAGGCATACACCTAGATTCACGCCACATCACATAATCCAACTTAGATATATGCGACCTAGACCAACCCACCTCCAACGCATCACCAAGCCAATGCCCACACTTGCCAACCAACTCCTTGGAGACAGCATGAACATTAGTTGCAGGCATTATTAAACAAATAGCAACAATAGATAAAAACCATTTACGCATAAACACCATCCTAACGGATTGTTATTTCGGTTGTTCTACAAACTCTTTCACCGCTACAGGGACATCATTCCCAGCAACATAACGAATATGCCAAGGCTCAGATTGAACCTCGTGACTGAAACCAAACTTGTCCTCGTTAGCCAACAGCCACTCCAATATCTTACCATTAGCATTAGCAACATCAACAGCCAAACCAAGCATGTGACGGCTACAAGTTTTAGCATCATCGTTCGGTGCAGCCAAAGGCGCTAAACCTTTTTTAAGCCACCATTTCTGACCATTCCAAGTACGACTAGTAGAATTAGCAACAGGTTCTTTTCTGTAGCGTTGCAAAAACGCAGCCTTTTGCTGGTCAATGCTACGAAACTGGTCACCTAAACTAGTTGGCTTCAAAGTAATACCATCTTTAGCGGCAGCAGCAACCATCGCATCCCACGCATCCGCAGCACACAACTCCATTTTGCCGCCACTAACAGTTTTACGCAAAATATCTGGCGTAACCTGACTAGGTTTCTTCCCTGCTAAATGGCTACAGTATTTTACTGTAACAACAGGATACGGCATTATTTGCCGAACGCCTTGCTGATTTCATCAGCCGACAACTCGCCATCAACACTGGCGGCAGCCAACTTTTGAACAACACCAAACAACGCTGTTAGTCCAGCCACACCAGCAGATTTAACAACATCTACACCCAAAATAGCGCCACCAGTCACAATTGGCAACGCACTAGCAATAAACAGCGAAACCAAACGCTGTACGAGGTCTAAACTTTTTGCAATCATATTATTCATTGTTATCCTTTTGACTAAAAGTGATTATGGAATGCACCATAATCGCCATACCAGTAAGAAACGCTGCCTGTCTAAGAGTAGGACCAGACAAAGTAATCAAAACCATGCCAGTTCCCGCCCATGTCCACGCATTATCCACAAGGTAATCCAATATTTTTTTCACTATCGTCTAACCCTAGGAGCAGGCAACATTGTCAATGTTGCCCCAATAGCCACCAAAGTACGCCGTTCGCTAACAGGAATGTTTGACCCAGTTGGCACATAACTTTCAAATTGTGAACCAAAAATGTCAATCACCGCCTCAAATGCTTTACGAACTTCCTTAGGTGCTGATTGGACAGCCTCCACAATTAACGCCGCCTGTTCCTCCGACAACTCAGCGGGGACAACCTCAGAAAACAACTCTTTAGCGTCAGATTCTGTAATAACCTGCAAAACAGCCACATTAGACACCAACTCTGCGGCTTGGTCGCTAGAAACATCACTATTTAACACAGTTTCTATAATCGCTGTCACCTGCTCTGGTGTTGCTTCATCAATAGATTCTATAATCGCAGAAAACTGTTCACTGCTAATGGGTTCATCTTCAACAATTTCTGTTTTAAGGAACAATACACTGGTTGTTGATGAACTCTCTACTTCTAATAGCGTTGTTTCTGATATATCTTCCTCTGGCTGTAGCGGCTGTGTTTGCTGTTCTTTTTCGTCAAGAAGAATCTCGTCAAGAATATCGGAAACGAATGTCTCAGGAATGGTTGTCTCAACAGTATCTTCAACAGGACCGTCAGGATAGGTTGTAGTTGTTTCAGGTTCGGTGGTGTCAGGTACGGTTATGGTTTCGGGTAGGGTCACGAATGTTTCGGGTTCGGTTGTGTCAGGTACAGTTATTTCTTCGGGGTCGGTTATAAATGTTTCGGGTTCGGTTGTTTCAGTTACGACAACTATGGTTTCGGTTTCGTTTACGGTGGTTACGGGTTGAATCTCAATGGTGGGAATAGTGCTAGATGTTTGAGTTGATGTATAAGGCGGTTCAGTTGTTGTTGTCGTGGATGTGGTTGTTGATATCTGAATTGGCTCTGTGGTTATGGTCACTGCTGTGGAAGGGATTACTGTAATTGTCGTTACAGGGACACTGGTTGTCTCCGCAATAGTAGTACTTGTCGTTGTCGTAGTCGTGGATGTTGTACTTGGCTCCCATGATGTTGTAGTCTCCTGAATGGTAGTAGTAGTAGATACATTATTTGTAGTAAACACCTCATCAGGCACAATCACCCAGCCTTGATTGTCTATGTTCCATGCGAGCATGATGCACGAGTTCCCGCCATGCTCATACATCCACACATCAAAGGCGTTGCTACCAGATTCTAAGGTGAGTTCGCCTGACATCATCCATGAGCAACCTTGGTCGTTCCAGTTGCCGAATGTGTTGCCGTCAATCTCCATCTCGCCGCCGTCATCTGTGGCGAGCATGAACTTAATCGTGTCGTGTTCAGGTATGTCAATAAAACCTGCCATGTGAACCATAAACAAGTCACCCGTGCAATCCTCAAATAACTCGTAGTCGTAGTTGCGGTTGATGTTGTTCTCAACCTCTGTTCCGCAAACTAGATATTCGGTGTCCGACTGGACTGGCGGTATTTCGTCAATCGTGTAATAGGTGGTTTCTATTCCTAGGATTGGTTCAGCATTAACAGTTTGCGCCGTAAGCGCAAACAGGATTGCTGGTAGCGGTATCAGCCACCTAGATAAAGTCTGGTTGCGGTGCTTGAATCGTGCCATCATCACCAAAATAACATTCAGCGTTCACAGCCTGAGCCAAAGCCAAAGCCTGCGTATGTGTTTTCTCGGTGAAGTTCCATTTGTCTAAACCTGTCAAATCAACATCGTTCCACACATAACCCAAAACGGTTTCGCTATCTAGCATCAGACCGCCCG